CCTTGTATATGGAGAATTTTCACTTTGTTTACATTAACATAAAATCAATATCTGACTATCCATATGGAGATATATAGGGCTAGGGCTAGGGCTAAAAACTTTTTTTTAAAAAATAATTTAGGACCAGGGGCCGGGATCCGTACATATATAAAGAATAAAAATATTTAAAAATAACTAAAAAAAGATTTGACAGCTATTATATCCCATGTTAATAAGATGCATTAACCAACTAAGGATATAAAATGACAATAAGCAAAAAGTTAATAAATAAAATGAATGAACACTACGGGACCGAATATATTAAGGTTGACCCAAAATCAAACGACCCGTTTGGGTTTAAAAAAGCGATTAATTTTAATGTAGTCGACAAGATGACACCTAAAGAATTAGACGAAGCAGCGGCAGCGGCTGGCCTGGGCCTGAGTCGTGACGACTTCAGCGATGACGGGGCGGATCTTCAGGACCTTAAAGAAATAATAGAGGGGGATCAATCATGATTCATATATCAAAAATGACCGGAAAGCTGGAAGGCTTTCAGGCCATCAGCACAAATACAATTACAAATTCTTATTGTAATAAAAATTATAATAAACAAGATCCGAATAATATTTGTACTTTTTGTTATTCAAACGAGATGTTAAAAACATTTAGAAAAAACATGGCGCCAGCTCTTCAGCGTAACACTGATTTACTAGCGGCTAAGGTTTTGCATCCTGACGGCTTGCCAGTTATAAACAGCGCTTTTTTTCGCTTCAACGCTCACGGTGAATTGATTAACGAAATCAATTTAATTAATTACGTAAATATTGCGATTAAAAACCCGCATTGTAACTTCAGCCTATGGACCAAAAGATACGACATAGTAGCCAAATATTTCAAAAAAAATGATAAGCCTAAGAATTTTATTTTGATTTATTCAACGCCCCGGATCAATCACATCCTGGATAAGATCCCGCCGTATTTTGATAAAACATTTTCAACGGTCCCTGAGTCTCAGCATCAGGACCGGCAAAACTGTACGGGCCAAAAATGCAAGGATTGCCTGTTATGCTATAAGCTGGACACGGTCACCGTGATTGTTGAGAAGGTGAAGACCTACGGCAAAAAGAAATTTAAAAAGGCGGGTTTATAATGGATGCTTTTTTAGCTTTTTTAATTCGCATCGTAGTATTCTTTCCAGGCGTGGTTGGTTTGTTAATAGTCCTGGCCGTCCTTCTTTAGAATAATTCTAAAGAGGGTACAACCTGGAATTGTGTGGATAACTTTAATTTATTTCTTGCTTATCTTATTTACGTGGAATAGATTAACAGAATAAACAATTAACAAAACGGGAAAATAAAATGAGAACAAAACAAATAAAAAATAATAAAATGAATGATGCAACGTATATTTTAAGACGTAAAGTAATTAGTATTTTATACGAAGCTAAAGACCAAGGTATTAAATTGCCTCGAATAAATGTTCGGATCGGTAACCCTACACAAGGGCATGAAAATGTTTTAGGTGTTGGCGGATCTCTAAACATTTGGATCACTGAAAAAGCAATCGATCGAGGTTATAACTACTTGCTTCATGTAGTACTACATGAATTATGTCATGCCGTATTTAACATGGACCATAATGAAAAATGCAAGCTGATGGCGTCATCAATTGGTACACCATGCGAGGCCCGTGAAGCGTGGGCTATATTTAGAAAATATAGCTTTAATAATTTCGCTGACACGACTAAAAAAATAACAGTCGCTGAGCGAAATAGATTAAAAAAAGCTTTTTTAAGCTACTTAAAGTAAACAATTTTCCCTAACCCCGGGCCTAACGGCCCGGGTCCCTTAGAGGTACCAGTCAAGATCCAAAAAACAAAAGTTTTTTTTTAACGATTTTCTAACCGTCAATTTCCGACTGTTACTTACTTTACCTTAACATTGCATGCCAGATACATGTAGTGGGTCGCTGTAGAATACAGGGGTTTCTTTTTGGGGGACCCGAGTGTATAGTAAATATAGATGACCGATACAGAATTATTAACCACCGATCAGCTACGAGAGAGGCTCGAAAAAGTGTGGCTTAAACATATAAAATTATGTCAGGATAACTTTTTATATTTTGTAAAAAATATGTGGCCAGATTTTATTTGTAAAACTGATAGGGACCCAGATAGATGGGGGCACCACCAACATATTGCTCATGAGTTTACAAAAATATCAAAAAATAAAAAAGGGAGACTCATTGTTAATATGCCTCCCCGTCATACTAAATCAGAATTTGCATCCATATACTTTCCTGCATGGATGATAGGAAAGAACCCTAAGATGAAAATTATGCAGGTATCACACAATGCAGAACTTTCAGGAAGGTTCGGTGCTAAAGTAAGAAACTTAATTGACAGTCCAGACTATAAACAAATATTTGGAGATGTTAGACTAAGAGAAGATAGTAAGGCAAAAGGACGTTGGGAGACCAATCAAGGTGGGGAATACTTTGCAGCGGGTGTTGGCGGTTCTATCACAGGACGAGGGGCGGACTTACTTATTATTGACGATCCCCACACGGAACAAGATTCAATGTCCGATAGTGCGATGGAGAGAACTTTTGATTGGTACTTGTCTGGCCCCAGACAACGTTTACAACCTGGAGGCTCAATCGTACTTGTAATGACAAGATGGGCTCAAGATGATTTGACTGGTCGATTAATAAAATCAGAAAATGAACCTAAGGCAGATAAGTGGGAGAAAATTTCTTTTCCAGCTCTTTTAGGTGACGAAGAAAATCCGGTACCTGTTTGGCCTGAATATTGGAACCTAGAGGAATTAGAAAAAGTTAAAGCTTCTATATCAATTAGAAATTGGTCTGCACAGTACATGCAAAATCCAACTTCAGAGGAAGGCGCAATATTAAAAAGAGAATGGTGGCAACCGTGGTCCGAGGATCTTCCTGCGTTAAAACATGTCATACAATCTTATGATACTGCGTTCAGTAAAAAAGAGACAGCCGATTACTCAGCTATTACTACTTGGGGAATATTCAAGCCTCACGATGGCTCACCTGATGCTATTATGTTAATTGATGCTATTAAAGGTAAATGGGATTTTCCAGAATTAAAAATGGTAGCGTTAGATCAATATAAGTATTGGAGTCCAGAGACAATTATTATTGAAGCTAAAGCTAGTGGACAAAGTTTATTACAAGAACTTCGTAGAATGGGAATCCCTGTTATGGATTACACTCCAGGACGAGGGCAGGACAAACACTCACGGGTCAACGCCTGTTCTCCTATATTCGAATCTAAACAAGTTTGGTATCCAAGAGATGAACATTGGGCTCATGAAGTTATTGAGGAATGTGCAGCTTTTCCTCATGGAGAGCATGATGATTATGTGGACAGTACCACCCAAGCTATGATAAGATACCGGCAAGGTTCTTTCGTAACTACTTATTCTGACGAGGACGAGGTTGAAAGTTATAAAGAACGTAAATACGTATATTATTAACAAAGGAAAAAATCATGGGACTAAGAAATAAATTAAAGAAAGCCGCTATGACTGGAGCTGCACTATTTGGTGCGTCTAAGTTAATGGGTGCTAAAAAGACAGCCGCAGCTGATGTTGACTCAGGAAGAGGCGGAAAAAGTTCAAGCTCAAAAGCTAGAGAAAAAACTTTAGCAAGACCTTCTAACCTAACTAAAGACATGGGTGCTAGCAGAAGCGTTGGCGATGTTAAAACAGTTAAGCCTAAAGGAAATGAAAAATCAATCTATGTTCAAGATGATGGTTCAATTCAAAAAGGTGATAAACTTTATAAAGATAAAATCACTTATAAAAACAGAGATAAATCTGATAAAAGTTCTTCAAGCGATACAATGACTAGAGCTGAAAAAAGAAAAGCTAAACAAGATGATTTCAATAAAAAAGTTAGATCTATTAATGCTAAAAACAGTGGTGCCAAAAAAGGTAAGATGATGAAACTTTATTCAGGTGGTATGGCAGTTTCTGGTAAAGGCCAAGGAGCTGTACTTGCAGGAAAGAATAAAAAGACTATTATCTGTTAATGGTATTTATTAATGGCTGAAATTGAAAAAGCAATTGAAGAAGAAGTAATCACTCCTGATGCCGAAGAAGTAGACATCGAGATAGAGGGAGAGGAACCTACTACTGTTGATGAAGCAATAAGTGCGTCTGACGAATTTTTTAAAAATTTAGCAGAGGACATGGGTGATGACGTTCTTCAAAGAATGTCTAATCAGCTATTAGATGATTATAAGAAAGATAGAGTCTCAAGAACAGATTGGGAGACTAGTTATACTAGTAATCTAGATCTATTGGGTATCAAACACATAACGATGACGAGACCATTTAAAGGTTCGGCATCCGTGACCCATCCACTTTTATCAGAAGCAGTAACTCAATTTCAAGCACAAGCCTACAAAGAATTACTTCCATCCTCAGGACCCGTAAGAGCTAGGGTTCTGGGGGCGGAAGATGACCTAAAAGTAAATCAAGCACAACGTGTGCAAGATTTTATGAATTACATGATCACTGAAGAGATGGAAGAGTACACTCCAGAATTTGATCAACTATTATTTTATTTAGCACTAGCAGGATCTGCATTTAAAAAAGTTTATTATGATGAAGTGATGCAAAGAGCGGTATCTAAATTTGTTCCTGCAGAAGACTTAGTAGTTCCATACTATGCAAGTGATCTAATGGAATGTGAAAGAATTACCCATGTTATCAAAATGGGAGAGAACGAAATTTTAAAGAAACAAGCAGGAGGATTTTATAGAGAAGTAGAACTTAAACCTACTGCAGCAGGACCCACAGAGATTGAAAAGAAGTATCAAGAGTTAGAAGGAGTTACACCTTCAACAGATAAACAATATTCATACTCAGTTCTTGAGATGCATATAGATTTAAACTTAGAAGAGTTTGAAAATAATAATTCAGAAAAAGAAGTTAAAGTTCCTTACATTGTAACTATTGATGAAGGTTCAGGAGAGATTTTATCTATTTACCGTAACTACGATATGGCAGATGAAACTAAAAAAAGAAAAGAATATTTTGTACATTTTAAATTTTTACCAGGATTAGGCTTTTATGGTTTTGGTTTAACGCATATGATTGGTGGATTAAGTAGAACTGCTACTCAAGCACTAAGACAATTGTTAGATGCTGGAACATTATCTAACTTACCTGCTGGATTTAAGTCTAGAGGTATAAGAATTAGAGATGACGACCAACCCTTCCAGCCAGGAGAGTTCAGAGATGTAGATGCACCAGGCGGTAATATAAAAGATCAGTTTCAAATTCTACCATTTAAAGAACCTTCAGCTACATTATACCAATTAATGGGATTTGTTGTTGATGCAGGGCAAAAATTTGCAGCCATAACTAATATGGATGTAGGAGGGGATGCACAAAATAGAGCTGTTGGAACAACTGTTGCTTTACTTGAGCGTGGATCACGTGTCATGTCAGCTATTCATAAACGTTGTTACTATTCTATGAGAAGAGAATTTAGACTTTTATCAAAAGTATTTGGAACTTATCTACCTCCAATCTACCCATATTCAGTATATGGTGCAGATCAAGCAGTAAAACAGACTGACTTTGATGACAGAGTAGATATTATCCCAGTTGCCGACCCTAATATCATGAGTATGGCACAAAGAGTAACTCTTGCTAATGAAAATTTAAAAATTGCTATGTCTAATCCACAAATGCACAACCTTAGAGAAGCATATCGTAGAGTATATGAAGCATTGGGGACTCAAGACATAGATCAACTACTTATTCCACAAGAAAAACCAATTGCTAAAGATCCGGCAACCGAGAATATGGAAGCGATAATGCAAAAACCATTAAGAGCATTCCCAACTCAAGATCATGATGCACATATCGCAGCTCATGTAGCCTTTATGCAGACAAGAATGGTTCAGATTAACCCTCAAGTATATTCAGCTCTACAAGCACACATCTCGGAGCACGTTTCACTAAAAGCTCAAGGTGAAGTAGGTATGATGATACAAGAAGATCCTAATATGCAACAAATGATGGAACAGGATCCAGAAGGAGCAGAGATTAGAGTTGCTTCTATGATTGCAAGAATGGTTGCAGAGATAACTACACAATTTGCTCAAAGTGAAGCTATGGGTCAACAGAAAGATCCACTAGTTGCATTAAAAGAAAGAGAACTAGATCTTAAAGCTGTAGATATACAAAGAAAAGCAGAGCAGGATATGAATGGTAATGAGATTAGAGAAAATGAAATTGATGAAAGAATTGATTTAGAGAAAATGAAATTAGAAAACAATGAAGATCAAGCAGCAGAAAGAATTAAAGTTGCTAGAGAAAAAATTGAGATACAAAGAAAAAGAGCACTTCAACAAGGGAGAAAATAATGGGAAAGAAAAATACTAATAATAAAAATCTTTATAGTTTTGGTTTATCAGTAAACGATCCTAAAAAAACTTATAATAGAAATAAAGAAGGTATGTACCATACTACTTTAGGAGGCTCTGATCTTAAAAGTTTATTTAAGGAAGATGGAAAAGGTAAAATTCGTATCAACTTAAAAAAACAAGAAAGTAAGTTTCAAGGAGGGGAAAACCCCGGATATGTTCCTGATGAAACAAAAGCAGAAACATCTGCTTCAATAGGTAAAGATTTTGTTGGGTTTCAAATAAAGAAAAAATTCTCACAAGGCGGACTACTAATACAAGGTAAGCCTAAGCTAGCT